AATATTGGAAAAAAACATTAGCATATAAATATTTTAGAATTAAGGAACCTTCTGAATCATGGAAATTACAATTAAAAAGAATATTAAAGAAATAACAAGTTATATATATTTTTTTTTAATATAATATAATAATATATTATATAGTAATGGTAGGGGGATTATTACAATTAAAAGAGAAAGGTGCACAAGATTTATATTTAACAGGACAACCACAAATTACATTTTTTAAATCTGTTTATAGAAGATATACTAATTTTTCTATAGAATCAATTGAACAATTATTTGATAATCCAGCGCAAAGTAATAGAACATGTAACATAACTATAAAAAGAAAAGGTGATTTAATTCATAAAATATATTTAGAACAAGAAATACCTACAAATGTTCCTTATGAGAATACGGATACTACAGAAAATCAAGTTAATTATGGTTATAATTTTTTAAAAAGAGTTGATTTATCAATAGGTAATCAATTAATAGATTCTCATACAAGCAATTGGTTAGAAACTTATACTGAATTGACACAACCGAATGAATATGGAAATTTTACATCAGCTCATAATGCTTTATTTATGAATTCAGCAAAAAATGTTGGTATTGGACATGATAATAATAATAATGATAGACATACAGCAACTAAATTTCAATCAATGTGTATGGCTGGTGGTGTAGATAAATATGATTTTTTACCATGGCATGATGGAACACATTATAATGCTAGTTTTAATAATGCTAACAAAGTTAATGAGGGTGCATTTAAAAGTTTTAGAAAAAACTCTAAATTAATACCTAATTTTAATGGAAATACTATTATTACAACTGTAGAAAAGGCTAAAACAGTAAATAATTATGGTGAATATTTATTTAATAATGAACATCATTACATATACACACCATTACAATTTTGGTTTTGTAGAAATATAGGATTAGCATTACCCTTAATAGCATTACAATATCATGAAGTAAGTATTGATATTATTTTTAATAAATTTTTAACAGATAATGTTGAAAATCAGTTAAAAATGTATATAGATTATATATTTTTAGATACAGATGAAAGGAGAAGATTTTCTCAAATATCACATGAATATTTAATTGAACAAGTACAAATATTTAAAGATAATAATTTAACAGAATCTAATTTATTAACTTTAAGTCATCCTGTAAAAGAATTAATATGGGTTTCAGGTAATGGTTCCGAAGCAAGTTATGGAGAAAAACCTTTAAAAGGTAAATGGAGTTTACAAATAAATGGAAATGACAGATTTACAGAGAGAGATATAACATATTTTACAAAACAACAAGTTAATGATTATCATTCGGGATATGGTGGAGTTACTACAAAAAATTCAATTGCTGTATATTCATTTGCTTTACATCCAGAAGATCACCAACCAAGTGGTACAATGAATTTTTCGGCAATTAAAAATGCTTATTTAATTTGTAATTTATATAATGGACAAACTGCTCCAGGTGAAACATATACATTATATGCTGTTAATTACAATATATTAAGAATATTATCAGGTACAGCTGGATTAGGTTATGTATAAATTTGAATATCAAATTATATATATATATATATTAAAAATAAATGTCTTTAAAATTAATTGTAGGATGTATGTATTCTGGAAAAACTACAGAAATTTTAAGAATTGTTAATTCATTAAAACATATTAATGAAATACCTATAGTTATAAAACCTAAAATAGATGACAGATATTCTTCTAATAAAATATCCACACATAACAAACAAGAATATGAATGTCAGACTATAGATAATTTAAGTGATTTTAAAAATTTAAATGATTCAAAATATATTATTATAGAAGAAGCACAATTCTTTAAGGATTTATTGTTGTTTGTTATAGATCAAGTTGAGATAAAAGATAAAAATGTTATAGTAGTTGGATTAGATGGTGATTCAGATAGAGAAAACTTTGGAGAAATACATAAATTATATTCATTATGTGATGATATTATAAAATTAAAAGCATATTGTTCTATATGTAAAGATGGAACATTAGGTATATTTTCAAAAAGAATATCTGATTCAAAAGAAAAAGTATTAGTAGGTTCTGAAGGTGATTATATAGCAGTATGTAGAAAATGTTATTTATCTTAATAAATAAAGTTTAATTTATATATTTTTTTTTTTATATTATATTATATAAAATATGCCTGGAGCTTTGATGCAATTAGTAGCTTATGGTGCACAAGATGTTTATTTAACTGGTAATCCGCAAATGACATTTTTTAAAACAGTTTATCGCAGACACACAAATTTTTCTATGGAGTCTATCCAACAAACTTTCAGTGGATCTGGTGGTAGCAGTGGATCCCCAGTATGCACTATTTCCCGTAATGGTGATTTAGTTCACAAAATGTACCTTGTTCAGACAACAGCGGCGGCGGCGGGCTTCCCACTTAATCCCGCCTTGGCTGCTCTTGTGATCAGTACAGTTGAATTAGAAATAGGTGGTCAAAGAATTGATAGACAAACTAGTCAATGGATGGACACCTGGAATGAACTTTCTACTCCAGAATCTAAAGCCATTGGTCTTAAATCTATGACTGGTCAAATTGGCGGGGCCGGGTTAGCTGACCAAACAGGTGTAAAGGACATCCGTATTCCCCTTCAATTTTGGTTCTGCCGAAACCCAGGTCTTGCTCTCCCACTTATTGCTCTTCAATACCATGAAGTTAAAGTTAAATTTACATTAGGTGCTTTCACTGGGGACGCCAGGTTCGATTTATATTGTGATTACATATACCTTGACACTGATGAAAGACGCAGATTCGCTCAAGTTTCCCATGAATACCTTATTGAACAAGTTCAAGAACAAAGTACTAGTGCAGCAGCAAATAAACTCAACTTCAACCACCCAGTTAAAGAACTTATCTGGAGTACGGCGGCATCAGTTGGCACTGGTACCTTAAAATTAAATGGTCATGATCGTTTCAGTACGAGAGAAGCTGAATACTTTGAGTTACAGCAACCATACGATTACCACACTGCTGTTCCCCGCCAGAACTTACCGTCTGCTGCTCAGCTTACTAGTAATTATGTTCAAGAGGGCGCCGCCACTACTGTTAGTTTAAAGGATGATATCTCCCTCAACGCCGGTGCGGTCTTGGCTCCTACTGGCTCCGACGCACATATTGCTGTATTTGACAACTTCATCAGCAGCACGGCGAAAACATCTGCCATTGCCGACGCCACCCCGGCGGCCAGAATCCCTTTAACAGGTATCGTTTTCCCCGATATCGCATCTGTACAGACCGCTTTCGGACCCTCTGTGCAAGCAGATGCTTCTGGTCCAAGTGATACATTCCGATTAAGGTTCCCAGTAGGATCGGAAGCAGCCGCTGATGTCGTTCAGGAAGAGATCTTAGTAAGAATTACCCGGACGGTCACACTTACCGCATCGGATAATAACGGGGTCGCTGCTGGTGAATATTCCGGAGTCGAAGCCGTGGCGGTATTTTTAGATAAACAAGTTTTCGAAAAAACAAGTCATGTCACCGGCGGTCTTAGTGCTGATATGGATATGACTATTACTAAATTGTCACCCGAATTCCCTGCTTTTAAAGAATCCCGCACCTCCCAAAGCACCAAACACATTGGTGTATACTCCTTCGCCCTCAAACCTGAAGAGCACCAACCATCTGGTACCTGCAACTTCTCCAGAATTGATAATGCTGAATTAACTTTTGGTGCGTCTACAGTGAATGGTGTCATCTACGCTGTCAACTACAATGTACTCCGCATTATGTCTGGTATGGGTGGTCTCGCATACTCTAACTAATTAATTAATTTATCCATTCCAATTCTCTTAATTCTAAATTATTAAAATATTTATAGTATTCTTTTTTAGAGTAGATTTTTAAATTGAACGATGCAGCTAAAATATTTATATAATATCTGTTCTACATAAAGGACAATTTCTATTATTATTATTCAACCATGGTTCTAAACAATCTTTATGAAATATATGTTCACAATTTAATTTTTTTAATATATCATCTTCTTTAAACTC